GTTGATAACCTTAGGCAGTATCTAGAAAAAGAAGCAATAGCTTTTTCTACTATAGATGAAGACTTATATATACAATTAATTTCTTATGTGGTTGTAAAAACTACTTCAACTGGAAGGCCAGTTTTTGAAGCCGGCGGTTCAGCCGTAGATCATGCACACGATGCTTTAATTCTTGCATTGTTAGCCATAACAGAAAATTATGGAGCATTACATAAAATGAACTTTGCTGCTAAAGCAGGAACCTTTTCTAATACCTTCTTTATGCCTAAAAAAACAGAAGATGAAGACGGGGAAGAAAAACCCGCAGTAATAACAAGAGATACTCTTAAGTCCACTAGTGCTACAACTGGAAAGACAAGAATTAGAAGAGGAAATATAAGTAAGTCTGTAACAAGGAAGATGTTCTAATATGAGTATTAATAACGCAGAACAATATCAAGCGTCAAGCTCTAGAATATTCAATGACTATTCAGTATCTGAAGGTTCAAGCAATTCTCTAAAAGAAGAGTTGCAACTTAAAAGAGCAGAAGAAAAATATAATGACCTAGACAATTACTCTACGTATTCTTGGAGTAAACCATATAAAATTCCACTCAAAGTAGTTAGGTCAAAAGTAAAAAGGGTTCATTCTGATATGGAAGCTCTTTTAGATGGTCTAGAAAGTCTTTTGGAAAAAGTTTATTTAAATCCTCATCTTGATAACGATATTGAAGAGTGTCATTATCATCTTTGGGAAGAACTAAAAAAGAATAATAAAGATTTATTTAATCAAGAAAATCAAGAAGACATGGTATTTATCGGAGGTTCTCAATTCTTTGATGAATCCACAGGACAATACATAGGGGGCAAAAACTTCGAAGATCCAACATATATATCATTTAAGCAATACTTATACGCAGAAGAACACGGATGCAGAGGATGTAGAAAGTTTGTAAAAGAATATGACAGACTAATATCTCATTCTGTTTTCGTTCACTTATTTGATTTTAGATACTATGTAAAACTTTTATTACATGAGTCATCATGTATAAAAGAATCTTTATTATACGATTTTGGAGAAGATTATGAAGATGAGTCACAACAGCAAGCTGCAGCATTCTACTTTTCATGGGCAAAGATGGCAGAAAACCATTCGAGGCTCATTGCCGAAGAACTCAGTAAACAAGCAGATTCAGTCCCCTCTTCCGAAGTGGATAATATCTCAAAAAAACAAGCAGCACAATTCCAAGCGTTTTTTTCGATTCGAGTAGCATCATATACAGAGTCTATTGATAATCTTTTATTTTCTTTAAAGAAAGATCTTGAAGATACTTGTGAAATTTTCTATAAAAGATTTGTTGCTCCAGCTTTAAGGTTTAAAACGCAAGTTGCAGCACCTCTTGAATTAGACTTATTAACAACTTCTTTAGGCACTTCTGCGCCTATTCTTTCTGAAGAGGTAATCACTGCAGTTAACGCATTTAAAGGTAACTTTGGTTCTGTATTAACTGACATGGTACAAAGAAGAGCAAACGTACAGTCTAAGTTTGACAAGATGTTTAGTATAAATATTCAAAGAAGAAAATATATAGGTTACATAGATAGCTTGGCAGTAAAAGCAAGTTCTAGGCCAAAGATAGTTTTGGTTGATATAGATGATCAAACTTCTTCATTATTTGATCAGATTTTTATAGATCAAAGCAAGAGAGAAACATTAAAATCATCTCATGATAGTTTAGATGACTTGAACAACGATGCCCATCCTCAATACTTGCTAAGGTCTGGTGGAGATATTTTTGGAGATATTAAAGTAGCTGAAGGTGTTACTATTGATGGAGTTGACTTAGATCAACACGCTCACACTGGTGGGGATGGAACGGTAAGAATTAAATCTACAGACATTGATTACGAATCCGTCAGAGAAGAAACGGTCCTCTTGCAAACAGAAGAAGGTAATTCTTTGCAGGTTTCAATAGATTCTTTCTTGTCAAGTATTAAACAAGGTGGAGCTCCAACTGTAGATGCAATTGTGTTAATATCTATTCCAGATGAATTCCAAGATAAATATGAATTTGAAATAATGTACGTGGAGAATCAATAAAATGGCTTGGTTTAAACCTCTTAAGAATACTTATGAAATTGGAGCACAGGAAGTGTCTTCTGATTTTATTAAAATTCCTATGAAGAGAAAAGTATATATAAACTACCTGCCAAACGATGTTGAGGCCGGCGAACAAATGTACGTAAATTTAGATAGCAAGTTTGTCAATAAATATGTAAACTCCAGTTTACAAACTGTTACAGATGATTATTCCTATATTGTTGTTTATGAAGATTCCGCTGACGACGCAGTTTTTATGCCAATTAAGAGCAGAGCAGTTGGAAGTATAGTGTACTTTGATGCAGTAGAAAAAATTGAAAAAGATACTTTTTATACAAAGCATTATACGATTTATTATGGAATAACAAATATTAAGTTTTTAGAAGAAATTACAATTGATGACGAAGTTCGATATAGAAAATTAGCCCCTGAAATTATTGTTCAATCAGAAGGAACTTATTTTGATTTAGCATCTGTTGACATACAGGAATATAGTTATGATGCGACTGAAGAATCTTTGAAAGATTATAAATTAGCATTATATAACAATGGTCTTGATTGGATTGATGGCAAATCTCAAGTAGTGGGGGCAAAAGCTTTTGGATCTTTTGATGGACCCAAATTTAGAATAATTGGGCAAAAAGGACCAAACTACGGAAAGTTTCGAATAAGAATATTCTCTTATTATGATGATAATTCTATATCAAAAAATCTTGCACTTGATTGGACTACTGTAGATTGCCATGCGAGTGAAGAATTATCTGATCAAATTCTTTATACAAATACAACCCTAGAATATTCAAAGTATATATTTGAATTAGAGGTTTTATCTGAAAAAAATGTTATGTCATCAAGTAATTCAATTAAGATATCAAAATATCAATTTTTTCCAAACTATAAGCTAACATATGATATAGAAGAAATTAATCCAGATATTTCTTTTGTCAAAATAGGCGGAGTAAGATAATGGCAGAGATAAAACAAACTTTAACAAATTTAAATCCACGGAAGTGAATACATTGTAACGGTTAGGGCAAAAGACCCTGATATTAACGTTCTTTCTCCTTTTACAGAAACAGTTAGATTTACTGTACCAACAGACAGTACCATTCCTGGAACACTGCAAAATTTAAGCCTATTTGCCTCATTTAATAATGTTTTATTTAAATTTGATAATGGAACTGATTTAGACCTAGCTGTTTATGAATATGAGTTATATGAAGAAGATGATATTGTAAATCCAAATTTACCACCTTATGCGCTTAAATCAGGAGTTACCCCTCTTGCAACTGGCCAAGGTAACTCAAGTGTGTTTGCTGTTCCAGTTGATGGGGATTATGAAGATAATACACAAGATCCTCCAATTGTGGTTCAAAAAAATTTTTTTGGTAGAGTCAAGGCAATAGATACTTCTGGCAATCCAGGAAATTGGACCGCACTTGCAAAAACAGATCCTCGTAGGCCATTAATAGACAGTCAAAATGTTGTTGAACTAAATGCTAGCATAATTAAATCTGGAGAAATAGAATCAGCAGCAATTGTATTGGGTGGGGCAAGTCCAACAAACACTATTATCAAATCAAAAACTTATGATACATCTTCTGGAATGCAAGGTTGGTATATTAGGGGTGATGGTCACTTTGTTCTTGGTGGATCATCTGGAATATCTTATAATGGCAGTACCGTTACAATTGGTTCAGGCGTGAATGTTAACGCACAGGTAAACGCCAATAGCATATCTGTTGGAAATGGAACATATGGATATTTAACAATAGATGAAAACATTGGTCCTACAAACACAGATTTTGGTATTGAATTAGGTGATCCAGATTATAACTATTGGTATTCAAATGGTAAATTTAAGGTTGGGAATTCAACTGTAAATGTTGAATTTAATGGGTCATCACTTTCTGTTAAAAACGCAAATTTGCAACTTGGCTCAGTTGCAGGAAACGATTATGCTGAGATAACTTCAAACGGAGATTTTTTAGTTGTTGGATATGATGGGTCTACATCTTCATATGGCTCAAGTAGATTTTATGGACCGTGGTTTAACGTAAAGAAGGGTAGCAATTGGTCAGCAAACGCAGCAAATGCTCAGCTAATGTGGGACAATTTAGTATTCTATAAGTCAACACCGGGTGCCTATGGCGTTTACATTGCAGGTGGTAACGATACCGGAAATGCATTTATAGACGTAGGTGCAACTGGAATAACTACTAATAATTCTATTTCTTGTTCAGGTTGGTTTAGATCTTCTGGCAATAGCGGATGGTATAACCAAACACATGGTGGTGGAATATGGATGGACGAAAGTACTACAGTAAAAGTTTACGCAGATAAAAATTTTTCTACTGCAGGCACAATATCTGCAGGAACGCTATCAACAGGAGGAGCAGTATATGCTTCTAATTGGTTTAGATCATATGGAGTTTCTGGTTGGTATAACGAAACCTATGGAGGTGGAATCTATATGGATGACAGCACTTGGGTTAACGTTTATAACGGAAAGAGTTTTTATGTTCCGGGAGAACTGGACGTAGATGGCGTTTCGTATATGGGAGGAACTATATATGCAGCAGACTCTATTTCTATAGGTTCCAATAGAGGTTATCGTTCTGATGGCAACTTTTCTACAACTACAAGCACCACTATTACCGCAAGAATTGTCGATGGTGGAGGGTTTCAGGTCATAAGAGCTCAGAGCTCAATGAGAGACATTAAAGACGATATTCAACCGATAACAGGTGCCTTAGATAAACTTCTAAGATTAAGACCTGTTTCTTTTGTGGAAAAACCAGAAGGATGGGAAGATGAACTTGGTCTTCAGCTTAAGTCTTTAGATAGACATTTTGGTTTAATAGCAGAAGAAGTAGCAGAAGATCTACCCGAATTAGCTACTTTTGGTTATCCTGGCGGTTATCCGATGAAGATAAATGAAGATGGCAAAGAAGTTGTAGATCAAGAAGAACTTATTAAATTTGAAAAATATGTTCCTGTTTCATGGCGAGAAATGGGTGCAATACCACTTTTAATTAAAGCAGTTCAAGAACTGTCATCAAAAATAGACGAACTAGAATCAAGAATGGTATAATGTAAGCATGAATGAACAAAATATAGATGTCAATTTAATTATTCAATCTTTTCAGGATAGGTTAACTCAACTTACCACTGAAAACGTCATCAAAGATGCAACCATAAAGCATTTGACGCTTCAAATACAAGAAATGTCTAAAGAAGAAGTAAAGGAAAAATAATGTCAGAAGAAGCAACTCAAGAGATAGCTGGTGAAGAAGTAGTAGAGCAGAAAAAAGAGTTTACTGTTACTATTTTAATCAATGATCAAAACCTTAGCTACAAAAGCGATTTCAACGAGGCTGAAACAGTTTTCTGGCTTGAGTCAGTCAAAGCTTTAATTTTGAAAAAAGCCTTTGACGCAGCAGCTGCTAGCTAATTTTATTTTTTATACTACTATTACTTTTACAAAGTAGGGAGTTTTAATGGCCGTTAGACAATATTTACCATTTAACCAAAATGGTTCAGCAAGCTTTTTTGCCAAGGCAATTGAGCCTGAGCAAATTAAAAACTTATCTAAGGCCTTAAAACCCGCTGCTCTAGCCCTAGGTTATCAGGGAACTAATTTCTTTTATACTGGAAGAAGCAACTTTGAACCTTCTCCATATGACTTTGACAGAATTATTCAAGCTGTTGATACTGACTCATATGTAAAGCAAGCTAGTTTAAAATATAAAGAACTCTTTTGGAAAGAAGGCTGGAAAATTACTGGAGAAAATCCAGATGCAGTAGCCTATCTTTACCAAAGAATAGACTTTATGGAAATGGCAATGAAAAGGCCATTTGTAGATTTCTTAATGGAAGTCGCAGATCATTTAGTAAAGTTTTCTAATGTCTTTATTGTTAAGGCAAGAGGTGATATGTCGGATTATTTTCCTTCAACCCTCACTCCAGTTAACGCGACTCAACCTGTAATTGGATATTATTTAATTCCTACTGAACAAGTAAGAATATTAAGAGATAAGTTCAATAGACCAAAATCTTATCAACAACAAACTGATCCATTGACTTATGCGCCAACAGACAGAGATCCAGTTTGGACTGCGGACAGAGTTATTCATTTGCACTTTGATAGAAAAACAGGTCGTGCATTCGGTACTCCGTTTTTTAGTTCTGTTTTAGATGATGTCGTTGCCCTTAGACAGTTGGAAGAGGATATTCAAAATCTTGTCCATAGAGAATTATTCCCTCTTTATAAATACAAGATTGGAACCGCAGAGCAGCCAGCAGAACCAGAAGAGATAGATGACGCAGCTGCTCAGATTGAAAACATGAGATCTGAAGGTGGTTTAATATTACCTTTTAGACATGATGTTGAAGTTATTGGCGCAAACAATAGTGCACTAGATGCAAGCGAGTATTTAAATCACTTTAAAGAAAGAGTAGCAGTTGGTCTTGGCGTTGCTCCACATCATCTTGGCATGATGATGGGTGGCGGAAATAGATCAATGACAGATAGGCTTGATACTGCTTTGTACGATAAGGTTAAGCAGTTCCAAAAGCATTTAGCTGAGATGATTAGAGTTCATGTATTTAATGAACTTCTTTTTGAAGGCGGTTTTGATCCAATTGCAAACCCAGCAGAAGAGGGCGTAGCTGATAGATGCTTCTTTAAGTTTAACGAAATTGATGTTGATACCCAAGTTAAAAAGGAAACACATCTAGTTCAGAAGTTTACTAACTCAGCTATTACTCTGCCAGAATTAAGAATGGAACTAGGTATAGATCCAGAATATGATAAAGAAGAATTGTAT